AAGGTTTATAGAAAGGGCGCAACTGGATATGAGTACATGGTAGATTTATCCGGTGCAACAGGGGCTAAAGGAGAGAAAGGGGATCCTGGTCCAAGAGGAGAAAAAGGGATTCAGGGGGATCCGGGAAAAGATGGAACGGGTGTTACTATACTGGGTCCTATAAAACAGAAGAGGAATTGAACAGAGAACATCCAACAGGAAATGTGGGCGAATCCTATCTGGTAGATGGAAATCTATATGTATGGGACAACGTATCTGGCCAGTGGAAAAATGTAGGACGTATTCAGGGTCCGGAAGGACCGGCAGGAAAGGCAGCAACAATACGGATCGGAACTACTACGACTGGGGAGGCCGGAACAGAGGCGTCTGTTGAAAATTCGGGTACAGAAACTGAGGCGGTATTTGATTTCGAAATTCCACGGGGTGCTTCTGGAGAAGTAACAGGAATAGAGGATATTCCGAATTCGGATATCGATTCGCTTGGAGGAGGCGCATAAAAAATGATTATTGCAGTATTTGATGGATGCTCCAAGCGGGTAGATATCGATGGAAAAACTTACACAATGGGACTACGGACAGGTTTTACAAATCTGCGGAATGGAAGTAGAAGAAGAACAAATACAAGTACATTTCACTGACAAATGTACGAATGGTGCATTGGTAGTACTTGGGAAAGCGGAAGACGGTGACATCACAGTCGACATTCCAAATGAATTACTGAAAAGAAGTGGAACAATCCAGGCATATGTATATAAGACTATTCCGGGAGAAGGAAAGACCATATTTGAAATTCGGTTAAGTGTAAAAGCACGAAAAAAGCCAGAAGATTATGAGGCTCCAGCGGATAAACATGTACTGGAACAGATCGTGGAGCAATTAAAGCAAAAAGGAGACGGGCTGCAGTTAGAGGGGAATCAACTGCAGCTTTTGTCGGGTAATGATCCAATCAGTTCCGTAAATCTGCCAAACAGCGGAGGGACTGTGGAGATAGAGTCGATCACCAATCCGGAGATTGACGAGATTATGAAAGGAGCAGAGTGAAAATGCCAAGAAAGAAAGTAGCAAAAGCAGCAGTGCTCGCTGCAGAAAAGAAGTACCTGGATCAGGATGGACTTGCACACCTGGTACAGAAAAACGATGCAAGATACGTAAGAAAAGAGGAGGGAAAAGGGTTATCTGCCAATGATTTTACAGATGAGTACAAGCAGAAGATTGACGATCTGGCATATACCAAGATTGCAATTAACAGCCTGACAGCTACAAACAGCAGCAATGAAATCGGCGCGACAGTAACTGCATCTGATGTAACATGGACTTTAAATAAAGAACCTAAGACCCAGAAAATCCAGTTTGCAAGCGAAGCTGCCGAAAATCTGGATAAGAGCATCCGGAAGAAATCATACACAGGAAAGACAGTGAAAGCAAATACGAATATCGTTCTTACTGTCACAGATGAAAGAGATGCGTCTGTATCCAGAACCGTGACAATCACATTCCAGCCAAAAGTATACTGGGGCAAGACTAACAAAGCATCACTCGAAAATGCGGATATCCTTGCGTTAGAGGGTTCTGCGCTTGCAGGCGGCAGAGGACGCAGTTTTACAGTAAATGCCGGAGCAGGTGAGAAGATCGTGTATGCGATCCCAGCTTCATTCGGTACGCCTACATTTAATGTCGGTGGTTTTGACGGTGGATTTAAAAAAGTGCAGACATTAGAATTTACCAATGCATCCGGATATAAACAGAACTATGATGTATGGATGTCAGTAAACGCAGGACTTGGATCTACAGCAGTTACAGTAAAATAAGGAGGAGGTTTGAGAGATGGCACAGAGTATTGACGGAGGTGTAGTAATTGTCAACACCTTATCGACAAAAAACAATGGGGATTATCCACTGTGTATGGCGGAAAGCGTACAGCTCTCGGAAGGAAAATCCGTCGAGCAGAAAATAGGGGAACTGGAAGCAGGAGCGGGAAATGAAGTAATTACAGAAGAAGAGATTAATGGATTGTTTTAAAGAAAAGGAGAGAGAAGAACATGGCAAAATTTTTAGATTTAACAGGACTTGGAACATTTAAAACAAAGATACAGGAATGGGTGAACACTCGTCTAAACAGTGAAGTTACAATCAAAGTCGTAAAAGTGAACGGACAGGCATTAAGCCCAGAAGGAAGTAAGGCGGTTAATGTGGATCTGTCCACCTATGCGATCAAAACAGAAGTAACAAAGGAAATCGCACAGGCTGTAAGCGGAATCAAGGGCTTTGATGCACAGGTTGTATCATCCTTGCCGCAGACCGGAGAAAAAGGAATCCTGTATCTGGTGGCAAACAGCGGATCCGGTCAGAATATCTACGATGAGTATTTATGGGTAAACGGAAAATATGAAAAACTGGGAACTCGTGAGATCGATTTGACTGCGTACGCGAAGAAAACAGAGCTCCCGACAAAAACAAGCCAGCTGACAAACGACAGCGGATTTCTGACAGGCGTGCCGGCGGAATATGTGACAGAAACAGAACTGAACGGGAAAGGATATCAGACAGGTGCCCAGGTAACACAGGCGATTACAAACGCCACAAGAGATATGGCAACTAATACAGGCGTAGAAGAAAAGTTGGAAGGTTATGCTTTGAAAACAGAGATTCCTACTGTAGAAAGCATTTCAAACTCAGAGATTGATTCATTGTTTACCGCGTAAAGCGTAAAGGAGTGTGATAGAAGGAAATATTTGAGTTGGACAGGATTGCAGCATTTTTATGGAAAATACATTGAAAGTCCATTTAAAACTGTGAATGAGCAGTTGAAGAATGTTAAGAGCAATATGGGAAACTTAGACAGCCTCGCAACAATATCGAAAGAGAATTTAGTGTATGCAATCAATGAAATAAAGAGTGCACTATCATCCTTTGTAGAGAAAAAAGATATTGTGGATAATTTGACGTCACAGGCAGGTGATGCACCACTGAGTGCAAATATGGGCCGAGAGTTAAGCGAAGACATGAGTGTAGAGACGGAATGGAAGACTTATAACGAAAATAACTGGGAACTAAAATATCGGAAAAGCGGATACAAACGGTATCAGGTAAGAGTGATTTATACATGTTGATCAGCACATTATAATATGCCATTTTCAGAAAAATAAATAGTGCAGAAATAATACGGGGATCTTCCATCCCCGAACCCCTGGAATCCTTGTTATAACAGTAATAGAAAAAATTATTACCGTTATAACAAGGCTAAAATGGGATGTTTTAATTTTCCGAATTCTGCAAATTATAGCATCAAATAAAATGCGTTGTAACATATACAGACACAAATGGATCGCACGATAACAAAGACAGAGTAATTATGGTTGGATGCCCATTTACTCCAGATGGAGACCAAAGATTAGTGATGTTAATGAATGTTTCACAGAAAACTGTAGGAAACGAAAATATACAATTCAAAACAAATAGAAACGTTACATTGTCTGCAGAAGAATATAAAAGTCCTGTTACGTATGAGTGTTATGGAGAGGTAATCGTGAAATAAGGAGACAGAAATGACAGATACAGTTATAGTAGCAATTATATCTCTGCTTGGCACTTTGCTTGGAAGTTTCGGGGGAACGCAGCTTGTAAAGTACCGGATAGAGCAGTTAGAAAAGAAGGTAGAGAAGCACAACTCTATTGTAGAAAGAACATATATTTTAGAGGAAAAAGTGAAAGTAGCAAATCATAGAATTGAGGATTTGGAAAGGAAAAGTGAGGAATGATGGAACAGATCATGAATTATGTAAAGCCAGAGTTGATCGTAGTGGCAGTTGTATTGTATTTTATCGGAATGGGCTTAAAACAATCTCAGATGGTAAAGGATAAGTATATCCCGCTCATTCTGGGTGGCATTGGCATTGCATTATGTGCAGTGTGGGTATTCGCATCTTGTCCAATCAGTACAGGACAGGAGATTGCGATGGCGGTATTTACAGCAATCGTACAGGGGATTTTAGTGGCTGGTCTGAGTACATATGTGAATCAGACAATTAAACAGATTGGGAAAAATGAATAGGATTTAGAATAGTGGGAGAGCTTGGAAACAGGCTCTCTTTTATTGTGCGACATCGCACAAGGAGGTGAGAACATGAGCGAACAGAACGAATTTGGCAGAGTATCCGTAGAGGAGCTGGAAAAAGCATTTGAAACAGAAGAGCAGGAGGAAGAGAAAGAATGAAAATTGGCTTAAGGGGAGGGCATTCCCCAAATTGTAAAGGTGCAATAGGTCTGATCGATGAGCAGGCAGAAGTGCGGAAGATCTACAATGAGCTTGCACCAATGTTGCAGGCTGTCGGTCATACTGTGGTTGATTGTAATTCCAATGCATCCAATGTGTCCAGCGAGTTATCTAACGGAACAAATAAGGCGAATAGTGCGGGGTGCGATATCTATGTCACCTTGCACATGAATGCGACAGGAGCGGCGTCAGCGGGCGGCACAGAGGTGTGGTTATACGATGCATCTAACCAGACAATGAACACGATCGCAAGCAATATCTGCCAGAATTTCGCAAATAAAGGATTTGCTAACCGTGGTGTAAAGTACAGTTCGGGATACCATGATCTGAATGCATCTAATATGCCTGGCATGATCGTGGAGACATTATTCTGCACTGGCACAGGTGATGTGGCCAGATATCGAAATTTAGGTACAAAAGGAATTGCGGAGCTGATTGCAAAGGCGATTGACAGTAGAGCGTCTGCATGCAGCGAACAAAAAATAACCAGAATACAGGAATCGAACAGGAAGGAGAAGAAGAGATGAAATGTTTATTTACAGTAGAGGGAAAAGGTGCAGTGTATTATTTTGACGGTCAAAAAGTAATAACATTGGGTCATCCAGACGAATTAAAAATCATCCAGAAGATTTACAAGGACAACAATGGTAAGGACATTCCGTGTTACAAGTGGAGTCCTAAAGCGCCATGGTATGCAAGGCTCATGTCGGTAATTTACAGTAAAGAGACCACATCTATTTAATAAAAATCCCCTCGGAGATCAGCTCTCTGAGGGGATGAATATTGTATCAATCTTATTGAATAAAAACATTCTATTTACAACACACTTACAACAAAAATGCCAACAAACCCCGTAAAACCGTTCATAAATCTTAAGCATTTTTAAGATTTATTGATTTTCAAAGATTCCCGTGGTTGACGCAAAAACTTCAAAAAACGTGTCAACCACGGGCTTTTTGTCGAATAAAATGCAATCAAAAAGGAATTGATTTCAGGTAGAATAATCGAACCGTTTACAACACACTTACAACAAATTGATTTCTATTTTTTCAATCTCATTTCTTAAGTCTTCCAATGTCCGGTGACCATATGTGTCATTTGTAATATCACCTATCTTATGTCCAAGCATTCTTTTTCGATCATTCTCCGCGACTTTATATTTTTCGCACAATTTTGAAAATGTGTGCCGGCAATCATGCGGAGTATGCTTTTCAATTCCAAGTGTGGCCAGTTGAGTATACATCTTATCCCGGAATATATCGATTCTATCAGGCAGGAGCGCTCCATGTGTTTTCATCCGGCGTTTTACGAGATCTAAAATACCGGAATAAATAGGAACGATTCTGTTTTTCCCAGCATCCGTTTTGATACCGCCGAAAAAATAACGTTCTTTCAAATTTACATCTAAAGTCTTATATTCCGATATCCGAAAGCCGGAGTAGCACATGATCAAGATCATCTCAGACACTTCATTTTCTTTTGTTTCCCACAATTTCTTCAAATCTTCATCAGTAAATGGAATTCCATGTTCATCATCGTCATCCTGTGTAATTTCGACATAAGATGAATAATCTTTTGTACACAAATTATTTGACATAGCATATTTGTACATGTGGCAGTATAGATTTTGGATGTGTTCTATACTGGCGTGTCTGAGTGGACAAGCGTCCATTACTTCCTGCAGATCGTCTGTAACAAGTTCTGCGAAAATTCTGTTGTGTAGGGCAGCAGAGTTCTTGAATCCTGCGCGTAGCGTATATTCCAAGCTGGTACGTTTTACTTTTTTTGCATCGTATTCATGCCCGAATTTCTTAACATTGAATTTACGAAATACTTCCGCAAATGTTAATTGCGGCTCTTCCTTTGCTTTAATTCCTTGCACCTGATTATAATTTGCAAGCAGAGACTGGATAAAATCCTCCGCATTCTTTTTGTCATCCACCTGGATATCATTTTCCATGCCGGGAGTATAGGTGCCGGCTTTGTATGCTGTAAGAACTGCAAAGCCGATCATCCAGTCAGAAACATAGCATATTGCTTTCTGTGGCTTCATTTGCCCGTTTTCGTATTCTTCTTTAGCTGGCGGGTAAACGCCGTAAGGATTGCGGCGCCCTTTGCCGAGAAAGCGTATCTGGCCGTAACCATTGGGCAAACGAGGATGCTTTTTTCTTTTGGCCAT